GGAGCTACAGGTACTGGCGGTGGCAACGTCGGAACTGGAGCTGTACCGCAGCCAGGGGAGGCTGAATTCTCTGGTACGCCTAGAGCAGTTGAAGGATAACATTAAAGAAGCTATGGAGAGAAACGACAATGCCTAGAATAAACATAACCGCAACAGAAGGAGTATCTAATGCCTCTTAATCAAGCGCAACAAAACCCTTTACGCCAAGATCAGGGATACTCCCAAGAAACGGGCCAAACACCTGATAAAGTCAAAGAGCTTACAGCAGCAGCAGACGGAGACTTAACAGGCTCTACGCAGCAAAGAGCACCTTCGGGGAGGCAAAGGAGAGGAAGAAGGGCTGAAGGAGGAGACATGTCCTCTATGCTGGTCGCTCCTGAAGACGAGATAGATGCTATAGAGGCTGAACAGCTTCCAGACGAAGAGATGGAAGAAGATCATATAGGCTTTATACTAGGAGAGTCTTTAGATGAGACAGAACAAGAATATTTAATGAATGCTTTAGAATCAGATCCAGAACTAAGTGCTATTTTTGACAAGGTTATGGACACTGCTTCTGAGTTTTCTGGGGCTGGCGAAGTTGAAGGCCCCGGAACTGGTGTGTCAGACTCGATCCCGGCAAGACTGTCGGACGGAGAGTTTGTAGTCACCGAAGAAGCCACCGATGAGATTGGCGCAGATAATCTTCAAAAAATGATGGATGATGCTGAACGTGAATCAGAAAGAAACGGTGGTAAAGTGAGATATGCAGGAGGAGGTTTACTTGATGACCCTACTGACCCTTATGGGGATGGAAGGGGCGATCCTTTAGCAGAAGATGATGATGAAGAAATTCATCGCTCTATGCTAGGTGCTAATCAAATGCCTAGTCTTGTAGGATCTCGAAGATAGGAAAACACAAATATATACGGCTACCTTGTATCACACAAGCCCCAAAATTTTTAAAAGACGTTTTAAATTGGCTACCTTGAACAAGATCACACAAGCCCCGTAGAAAAGGAGAGTATTTTATGTCCGAACAATATGTGGAGGAGGAAGAAAAACAAGAAGTACCGAACCCCTATAATAGAAAGAAGGCTTGGCATAAGCCCGATGGCCCTAAACGTGCAGACGCAGATGGCCTCTATTATGAAGAGGATGAGGACGAAGACCGCCCCAAAAAGAAGGCCACCCGCAAACGAAAAAAGAATGCGGCCCCTAATGATGATAATGACCAAAACACTAACTATAAAAAGAGGTACGACGATTTAAAGAAACATTATGACTCTAAACTTTCTGAGTTTAAAAGGAGAGAACAAGAACTTATTGAGGACGCAAGAGAATCTGAACCAGATTATCAAGCTCCAAAATCTCAAGAAGAACTTGAAATGTTTAGACAGAACTATCCCGATCTGTACGATACGGTAGAAACTGTAGCACACATGCGCAGTCAGCAGGAAGTAGAAGCTTTAAAAGGAAAGCTCTCGTTCATAGAACAAAGAGAAGCTGAAATTGCAAGGCGAGAAGCTGAATCTGCGCTTCATGAACGCCATCCAGACTTCGAAGAGATTCGAGGAAACGATGGCTTCCACGAGTGGGCTAAAGAGCAACCGAATCAAATACAAGGTTGGATCTATGATAATCCTGATGATGTAACTTTGGCCGTTAAAGCCTTAGATCTTTATAAGTTAGAAACTGGACAAGGACAGCAAAGAACTCAAAAGAACCGTTCAGATCAAAGGCGACGTAAAACATCGTCATCCGCAGCAGATATTGTCTCAACCAAGACAACCTCTGTAGATGCACGACAGCCTCGTGTCTGGACAGAAAGTGAAATTGCGAAGATGTCCCTAGATCAGTTTGATAAGCACGAAGAGGATATTCGTGAAGCTATTTCTGAAGGGAGAGTTCGTAAAGGATAATCTTTTCTACTTATTATTAGGAGTAATTTAATATGGCTTATAACCAAAGTGATCAATTTTTTGAACCCTCGACAGATACGGATGCCAACTTCGGTAATTCGGTATCTGGACAGACTAACTCGTTTTTCCTGCCCAAGGTATATTCAAAGCAGGTACTCAACTTCTTCCGTAAGGCTTCTGTAGTTGAAGCTATTACCAATACGGATTATGCTGGTGAGATATCTGGTTTTGGAGATACGGTCAGGATCATCAAAGAACCAACCATTACTGTTTATCAGTATGAGCGTGGGCAAAATGTAACGCAGTCTAAACTGACTGATCAGGAGATCAGCTTAATCGTTGATACTGCCAACGCATTCAAGTTCATCGTTGATGATATTGAAACGAATATGTCACACGTTAACTTTCGTGACGTAGCAACCTCTTCAGCAGCTTACGCTTTGCGTGATGCTTTTGATGCAGGTGTTATTGCCGCAATGATTGCAGGTGTCTCTGCTGCTAGTCCTAACCATATTCTTGGTTCTGACAACGCAACAGACCTTGCTGCTGGTACTTTCGACGGTACTGGTAATCTTGACATTGGATTTGGCTCTTCTGAGCATGACCCAATTGATGTTCTTTCTCACATGGCTCGTCTGCTTGACGAATCTAATGTGCCTGAAGAAGGTCGTTGGTTTGTAGCAAATCCAGAGTTCTATGAAGTTCTTGTACAAAGTTCCTCTAAACTCTTATCAGTAGATTACAATGCTGGTCAAGGCTCTATCCGTAATGGACTAGTAAGCTCTGGCAAGCTGCGTGGTTTTGATATGTACAAGACCAATAACATAGCGTCAACTAGTAATGCTGCTGGTCAGTGTATTGGAGGACATATGTCTTCTACTGCTACTGCTCAAACGATTACTAGCACTGAAGTTATCCGTGATCCCGACAGCTTTGGCGACATTGTACGAGGACTCCATGTATATGGGGCCAAAGTACTGCGCGACGATGCTCTTGTGTCAGCGTTCTACGGAATTGACTAAAAAAGAAATATGGGAACGGGGGAGTCTATAAACGGCTCCCCTTGAACCTTACTCATTTAAATAATTGATAAGAGGAAAAGAATATGACAATCGTAAATATTAGAGACACTGGACGTAATTCAGCAAAGACGAGTGATGTCCGTGAACTCGCTGAAAAAGTTCAGAAGCCCTCTGATACAGAGGCAATCACAGCAGCAAATACTATTACTGCTGCTGAGTCTGGTACTCGTTTCGTTATGAATACAGCAACTGCTCGAATCCAAACTTTACCAACTCCTGCCGCAGGGCTTGAGTATTGGTTTTATGTTGGCGCTACAGAACCCACAGGTACTCATACTATTGTAACAGCTTCAAGTGCTAACATCATCGTAGGCAATGTTTCTTCACCGGAAGATGCCGCAGGTGCTGTAGCGACTGTTACAGATGCAGATACTATCTCATTAGTAGCAAGTAAAGCTGTTCATGGTGATTATGTCCATGTATGGTCTGACGGTACTAACTGGTATCTTGATGGTATGTGTAAAGTACAAGACGGTATTACAACTACTCAGGCTAGTTAATAAATGCCACAGATAGGAAGCGAAGAGAAGCCCGTGATGTTTCGGCAAGCAATTGTCTCTAAAGACAGTCGCTTCAGGAAGGGGTTTGATAAAGCTAAGTACGATACAAACTATGATCTCATCTTTAGAAATAAAGGTGATTCTGAGCTTGATATGGCCCGTTTAAAATCTAAAACATTTAGCAGCGAACAGGACTAATATACTATGCACATATTAAGTTTTAAAAGTGTACAGGACATGGAAAAGGCATGTGCTTGTAAAAATAAGAAACGATGAGAGTAGAGGCTCCTAAAGGCTATCATTGGATGAAATCTGGAAAGTCCTTCAAACTTATGAAGGATTCTAAAGAAGGCTACAAGTCCCATAAAGGTTCTACTAAAACTGCAAACTTTAAGGTTGGAAAGAAATAACAATGGCTACTACTTATTTAACATTGACTAATGAGCTTTTAAGAGAGTTGAACGAGGTAGCTTTAACTTCTGCAACCTTTGCTGCTGCGATAGGCGTACAGCAGCACGTTAAAGATGCAGTTAACAGATCTTATTTAGATATTGTAAACGAAGAACCTCAATGGCCTTTTCTATCTACAGCAGAGAGTGGCGCTACTGATCCTATGTACGGTAATACGTACGTAGAAACTGTAGCAGGTACACGTTGGTATGAGTTAAAACCTGCTAGTAGCAGTATGACAACTGACTATGGCTATATAGACTGGAATAATTTTCTATTAACTACTGTGGGTGTGTCGGGTGAATCCGCACCGTATACTATCAATAATATTAGGTATACGACTACAGAAGACTGGAAAGATTATTTTAGAACCAGTGAGAATAAGGACGATTCAGACACTCAGACCTATGGCGTTCCCGCTAGAGTCATAAGGAGTCCTGATGCTCGTAAGTTCGGCTTAAGCCCAATACCAGACCAAGTATATAGGATCTGGTTTTTTGCTTTTGATCTGCCTACACAGCTTTCGGCACACGGAGATGAGATAGTGTTTCCTGATGTTTACA